CCAGTTCTAGCGCGTAGCGGATGATGTGGGTGCTGCCAGCTTCGGGTTGTGTTTTATCGGTCATGGGTAATTCCAGGTAAAACGCCGTCAGCGCTTATTCAGCAAGCGCCAGCAGCTATGTTTTTGATAGTGCTACGCTGCCATTTGCAGCGCAGCGCGCACATGGCCCGTGGTCAGCCCATCAGAGGACTGTAAGAGCTGCTCAAGCCGCAATGCGCCCTCGGCCAGCGCCCACTCGGAAAGCTCGGGCATCAGCCGGTCAATCGCGCCAAGCCCTGACTGAATCGCGCCCCGGTGGCGCTCCAGGTCGCCTGGGTGCTCCATCAGGTCGCCAAGGGCACTGGCCGCGCCAAGAAGGATTCGGGCATCAGGGCGGTCGGTTTCGCCCCACTGCCCGCCCCCGGTAGCTCAATTCGCGCGGCACGTAGGGCTCACGCTGGGCTGCATTGCAAAACCGCCCGTAATCTGAGGGCAGTTCAATGCGTGTGACGGCGGCCTGGCTGGCGTCCACTGGCGCATCGGCTTTCAGCGTCAACCCTTTTTTCTTGCGGTTGACCATCGACACGCGGGGCGGGTTTGCAGGTGCTGACGACTTGCGTTTCAGCACCACGGTGATGACTCGGTGAACTGTTGACTTGGGCCTTTCCAGCTTCCGGGCAATGGCGCTCAGGCCAAGCCCTTGCTCTGCCAGTGCTTTGATTTGCTCGATAACCTCGGGCGGGGTGGCGTATCCATTTGTCATGTGATGGGCAATAAAAAAGCCCGCGCTGGGCGGGCTGGTTGGTTATGGGGTGCAGTCCATCACGCACTCGATGAAGACTTGCGCGGCTTTCGCGTTGATAGCATTGCCGTAGGCGCGCAGTCGTCCCACTCGGGCGGAAGCCCCATGAGCCAGCGGGAATGTGCCGGGTTCAACTGGCCGCCATCGGCCATCCCTGCAGAGGAGCCAATCAGCATTTCGCCAGTAGCCGTTAGTCGGGCCGGGCAATCGGGGATCCATGCTGCCACCTGCATTCCAAGATCGGTAATCGTTGCCACCTTGCGCCCCATGTCCAGCTTGCGTTGCATGTGCGCCTCCGGTGTGCCGCCCGGTTGATTCGCTGTGGGTGTTGCCCATCCCGCCAATTGCACTTGGTGCGTTAGCATCGTGGGCGCGCTGTTGCCCGTCTTGGCTTGCGAACGCTCCACGTATTGCGCTGCCGTCCCGCCCGGCTCCGATGCGGTCGGCGTGCCCCAACCCGCCAGCGGTGCCGTCTCCGACAGGCCCATTGCCCCCGGCCTCGGTGACACGTTGCCCTGCTTGATTGCATCCGTCGCTGTGCAGGTTGGCCATCCCGCTTGCAGCACTTGGTGGCAAAGCTGTACCTGGCCACTTCCAAGCCTGTTCCCTAGCTTGGCGTCCACTGTGTTCGGAGATCGCCACCCAGTAAAGCCTGTCTCTAATATGCGGCGCACCGACGCCCGCAGACGGGAACGGGATCGCCCCGAAGCTGTAACCCAGGGCTTCCAGGTCATCGCATACAAGGTCGATCCAAGGGTCTGCGTCCTTGCTTGCAACCTGCTCTCCAAGGACGACTGCAGGCTGGCACTCTTTGATGAGGTGGTGGAAGTGGGGCCAGAGGTGCCGCTCGTCATCAAACCCAGCTCCTTGGCCTGCCGCGCTGAAAGGTTGGCACGGACAGGAACCAGTCCAAACAGGTCGGTCGTCGCTCCATCCGGCAGCCCGGAGGGCATGGGACCAGACACCAATGCCTGCGAAGAAATGGCACTGCGTGAAGCCACGTAAGTCGCTGGGGTAGACATCTTCGATGCTCCTTTCGTCCACGATGCCGGGCGCAATATGCCCGGCGTTGATGAGGTTGCGCAGCCACTGAGCCGCGAACGGGTCTATCTCGTTGTAGTAAGCGGTCATAAAAAAGCCACCTCGGTGGGTGGCTTGTGGTTGCTAGGGTGGTGCGTTCAGGCTGCAACCACAGCCAGATCCCGCAGGAACTGCGCCTTGGCTGCCAGGGCCTGGGCGGCGATGGCTTCGCAGATGGCTGGAAAGTCATCGTCGTGGTACAGCGGCGCAGCGCGTTCGCGGCCAGCAGGCTCAAAACCCAGGGCGCGCAGGTCTTCTGCCGTCACGCTCATGTGCTGCAGGCGCTCCTTGATGGTGCCGATGCGCAGGGTGGGCACGCTGGTGCGGGCTGCTGGAGCTGGCGCGGCGCGCATGGGCACCACGTTGGCGGGGGCGGGCTCAGAAACTACGATGCGTCGGTGAGCGCGGGCAAAGTGCTCCCTGCCTTCCTGCTCGTGCAGCGCTTGCGCTGCTGGCGACAACTCTTGGCCTTCGGGGTTCTGCTTTGCCAAAGCCAGTTCAGCCTGCGCAGCGGCGCGTGCGTCAGCCTCTGCTTTGGCCTGCGCCTCGCGCTGCAGCTTCAACGCTTCCTCCTGGCGGATGCGCTCGCGCTCTGCTTCCTGGCGCTGCTGCTCTGCGGCCTTGCGGGTGGCGATGATGGCGGCCAGGTCGTCGGGCGCTTTCAGCACCAGGGTTGCGGCATCGGGAACCACCAGGCCGCTGGCCTTCAGCGTCTTCACGTTGGCATGGATGCGGGTGGCGATGTTGCTGGCTTCGATCTTGGCTCGGGCCAGCTCGTCGTTCACTGCGCTGCGCAGGCTGTCTACGGTGCGTTTGCCCTTTATGGCCCCGGCGAAGTCGGCGGGCACCTGGGGCATGTAGTCGGCGGGCATGGCCGCGTTCAGCTGGGCGATGTGCTCACGCAGCGCCGCGATGCCACCGGCCACGATTTCGCCGCGGATTTCTTCCTTGCGGGCCTTCACCAGCTTGTCCAGCTCCAGCCGCGTGCGGCGGGCTTCGGCGCTGATGTCGTCAATGGTGCGGAACAGCTCGTCAATGGTGGCCGTTTGCGAAAGGGCATGCTCCTTGGCTGCAGCCAGGCGGCTTTCCACATCTGCGCACCACTTCACCGTGCTCTCGGCGGTTGCAAAGTCCTGGTCGGTGGTCAGCGTGCGGTTGATGCCCTTGAACACCTCCAGCGCGTGGGCCTTGAATTCGGGCAGGTTGCTGGCCGTCACTGCGCCGGTCACTTGGATCAGAAGCGCTGGCAGGTTGTCGGGGGTCTTGCCCACCGCAGGTGCAGGCTTGGCCTCGGGTGGAACCCAGGCGGCCAGGTCGGCTGCAAACTGCTTCCAGCCTGCAATCAGCTGGGCGCGGCGCTCGGGTTTGGACTCGTACCAAAGCGGGTGCGTGCCCTCGGGCGTGCCGTCGCTGGTGGTGAACAGGGCGCGGCTTGCGCCGCTGACCAGAAGTTGGTGCTCCAGCTGCAGCCAGTAGTGCGGCTCCAGGTCGCCCGCCTGCACTTGCTGCACCAGTGATTTGTTCAGCAGCTTGTTTTCCCAGATCAGTTCGTCCATCAGGTCGATGCCGTCAAAGCTGGCCAGCAGGGGCATGCCATCGACTTCGCGCGTGGCCACCACGGGGAAAAACTCGGTGCCCGCGATGCCTTCAGCAATCGGGCGGGCCAGTGCCTCGGCCTGGTGCCCGGCGTCAAAAATGCGCTGCTTGGCTGGGCTGACTTCTTCGGCCAGGCCGGTTGCCTTCTGGCGCAGCAGTTCGTCGCGGGTGGAATATTTGGACATTCCAAGGGCTGCGGCGGCTTCACTCGCACAAAAATGTTTTGAACGTGCGGCCAGCCAGGCGGCTGAACCTTGTGGGGCGTTTTCAAGTGGGGTGTACATGTTGTTCCTCTCAGGCGCTTTCCAGCGCGAACTGGCGTTCTTCAAAATAGGCGGTCAGGCGTGCGCGTCCTTCTGCATCGGTGACTTCGCCAATCAGGTCGGCGGCCTCATACAGTGCGTCCAGCGTGGCGGCTGCGTGCAGCTTGTCGCCCACTGACTTCTCGGTGATGGGCTGCGGCTCGGGTTCACCCTTGGGCTGCACATCGGTCACGGCTTCGGCCTGCTGCTGCATGGGTTGCGGTGCTGGCTGCTCGATGGGCGCGCGAATGGCGGCCTCCTGCTCGGCTGTCACCGTGCCCTTGGTTTTGATCTTGCCCAGCACGCCGTCTGCCGTCGCCTTGCCTGCGGCAATGGCTTTGCGCCAGCTGGGCAGCAACTCTGCAAACTGCTCGGTGGTGTAGGCGGGTGGCTTGGGCGCTACTGGCGCGGGATCAACACGTTCCACCTCGCCCATGTGGCGCTCGGTGGCATAGTCGGCGGCTTCTTCGGCTCCCCCCATGCCTCGCAGCAGATCAGCTGCGGCATCGCGCGCGGCAAACCAAAACGCCCGCCATGCCATCTGGCGATATGGCGATGTTGTCCATGGGCCTGGTTTCCCCCATAGTTGGGCCGTCCTTGCGTCTTCGACAGAGAATGTCCGTTCGGTTGTTCCTCGACCGGGGCGAGTGATCTTGCACCGAGCAATGCCACTGGCTCGGATCAGTTCTGCATCGTCTTCTTCAATCTTGCAGCCTTTGGCCAGCAACATGGCTTTGCCCGCATCCCCGTACAGACTGGGCTTCCCGTTGACAGCCGCGATGCTTTGCAAAGCCTGCAGCGGCTTGAGGCCGATTTCGTGTCCCCACTGCATGGCAATGAGGCAGTCACCAGGGCGCCCGCGGTATTGCTTGGGCACCATTTCGCTTTCTGCGAGGTACTTTGCAAAGGTCAATGCCTGCTCAAAGGTCTGCGGGCTCAGATCGAAGCCCATGCCGCGCTGGGCCAGGGCAGTGTTCTCGGTGGTTGTGACTGCATTCATATGAACCTCAATTGGTGGTTGTTTCGTATGGTCTTGAGCGGGCGCTTTGCCCGACTTGGCGAACCCAGGTGCAGCGCACCGCAGGCTGCGCAGCGGTACGTGCTCATGGGCTTGCCGTGGCTGTTGCGGGAGCGCTTTCGGGCTTTCTCCGCAATCTCAAACTTGGTGAATGGGGCCTTGCCCGTTGGGCACTGCATGGCTCATGCCCCATAGATGCGCAGCATCCACAGCACCAGGGCCAGAGTGATGGCTGCGAGCCACAGGGCGAAGGCGAGAAATGGGTTCATGGCTGCCTCGCCACAATCTGCGCAGCCACCCGTGCCCGCGCCTTCTGCTCTGCTGTCCACAGCTCTGGCCGCTCTGCCTGGGCCTGCGCCAAGGCATCGTTCAGGCTGGCCTCGGTGGCCTGCGCTGCTTCAAAGTCGCTGGGGCCGTCAAGGTGAAAGCTGGCGCTCAGGATGAATGCCACTACGCCAGCGCCTGCCCAGAATTTGATGTTTTCGAGTGGTGGGATCATCACAGCACCCCCTGGCTCTGCAAAAACTCCTGCTGCTGGCGCAGGGCGCGCAGCATGCGGGGATCTGCGGCTTCGGAGCGCTGCACCTGTTCCCAGGCTTCGGCGCGGGCTTGCTGCAGCTTTTCGTTGCTGATAGGCGGCGGGGCGAATGGCGCCACAAACTGGCGCATGGTTGCGTGGATGTTGTCCATGGTGCTCTCCAGAAAATGAGTGAAATCAGGTCGCGGCGCTTGTGGAATAAGCGCGAGTAGCTATCAATGCGATAGCGCTATGGGCAAGAAAAAGCCCGCTCGGGGCGGGCTGTAATCAGTCGTACTGCGATTCGGCGGCGCTGCGCACGTCGTCGTCGTCCCAGTCGATTTCAAGACGGGTGCGGCCCACATACATCGCCATGAGCGTTGCATCGAAGCTGCCGATGACGTCGGGGCGCGCTGATGGCGTTACGTCCGTGTCTTTGAGTCGCAGTGCATACACAACACCTTCCTTGCTCACAGCAAGTCGGTGCTCCGCGCTGTACTTCATGTCTTCACGGTCTCGGTGAGTGCTTCCGTAACCTTGCTTTGGCCGCTCATCGTCATCCAAGTACAGCCACCCGCCGCCGTAGGGGCATGGCTCCCAGTACGCGTAAAACGCCTCGTGCTGCTCTTTGTGGAAGCCTGCGCGTGCCAGCTCCATCAGCTCGGACAGCTTCACTACTTCCGGCACATCCGGCAGCACATCCGTCATCAACTTGCCGAATGCAGTCTCTACAGTGGCGGCGTTGGCTCCGTGCACATGCTCAGTTACCGCTGCGTTCAGCACATGCTGGAACTTGGCTACATCTGAAACGCCCAGGCCGTGCGGCATCGCCTCAACGAGCTGCGCGGTCAGCGCCTTGCGGAACTCGCTACGGTAGCCCGTGGCTTCGTCAATGGCCGAACGCAGGGCGTCCGCAATCGCTTTGTCGATCAGTGGCTGCAGGCGCTCCGCAGCGCAGGACTGGGCAATGATTCCTGGAAGGTCCAGTTCGATCTTGATTTCCATGTGATGGCTCCAAAGAAAAAGCCCGCGTGCTGCGGGCCGTAGGTGAAGAAAAACCGCCTGCCCATCGGGCGTGCCAGGGGAAGGATTTGAGGGAGGGAGGAGACTCCCTGGCGGCGGTGGAAAAGGGTGGGCTACTCGCTGGGGGATTCCCGCACCGTCCAAAGTGGGGAAGTGCTTTTGCCCGTAAAAGGTGCAGGGCTTTCACCTGCTGCTACCAATGGCATCTGCTGACGAACACCGGCTATCAGCTCCGGTGGGGCAATTCACGGCTTGACACCCCGAGGCGCAGCACATGGGCAACGCCGTGAATCACACTGCGCATTCGCCATCACGGGTGTGGACTGCTTGCGGGCTTCATACGCAAGATGCTTTTAAGTAGTTCAGTCCACATACGTGATGGCCCAGGCGCTGGGCCGGGACGGTGGTTAGGCTGGTTACTCGGCTGTCAGCTGGTCTTCGTTCCACCACTGCTCAGTGGCGATTCCCTGCGCGTTGCAGGAGGGGAGGGAGAGGATTGATGGTGGCCGGAGGTGATCCCGGCTTGTTTGAGTCGTCCGATGGCTGTTGCGGACTTTCACCGCATTACTACGCCACTGGCTCTTTTCTCTGCCCATCACCACTGGGCATTCACCATCAAGGGTTGCGGCTGCCAGAGCAGTCCCGAGTCCTGCAGGTAGCGCCAAATATCGACGGCGCACTCGGCTTGCTGAACCTGCGCTCAGCCGCAACTCTTGATGGCCCCGGCGCTTGGCCGGGACGGTGGTTACTTGATCAGCTTGGCGACCGCTTCTGCAACTTTGAGCTGCGCGGCAGCTACAGCAGACTCAACCGCCTTCTTGATTTCCTTCTGCATCGTGAAATCAATCGTGGCCTCGACGTTCTTCTTCACGATGAAGTCAAGTCGGCTCTGATTGGCCTGGTATCCAGTCTCGCCGCGTTCATTTACTTTTGTGCCGAGATAGCTTTCTGCGGCCTTGCCAATCAGCGCCTTGAGCGTGGTTGGCTCCCCAACCTTTTCCCCGTAGTGGTTGTGCTGCTGGATAGGCTCGTTCACTGCTTTCTCAATGATTTCGCCAACGCTGGATTGAATGGTTGCCCTAACCTCGTCCTGCACCGCTTTGCGAATGTCTCCGCGCGATTGCTCCACGATCTGGTGCGCTGCGATGCGGGCGATTGAGTCGTACATCTTTTCTGCGTCGTACTGGATCTGACTGGCGTTGATCGTCACGGCGCCTTTGGCTTGTGGCGATGAATCTTGCTCTTCGTATTCCGGCTCTTCGTACATGTCTTGCTCCTTGGTTGAAATCAGCAGGGCTCACGCAAAGCCCTGGTGATTTGCCCCTCAGTGAAGGGCTATCGGGCATCTCCCGGTTGGTACCGGCTCCCGCTGCGATCTGGCATCGCTTTGCTGATGACTATCAGTGCCCTGTAACCCGGCTTGTTGCGCCCACCTGAGCGCCCGCCTGGGCTTGGTTGCTTGCTGTTCTTGGCGCTACCGCCTCAATTCCCTCTCACGCCGGGAATGCGCGCCTGCTGTCGTCTTGGTAGCGAACCGCAGGGGCTGGATTTTTAAGGGGCTTTCCGTGGTGACCGCCGATCCGCTCACCCTGCGCCGATTTGTTTGCGGCATGGGTGAATTACATCAAATGATGTTCTACATGTCAACATCAAACGATGTTCTTTCGGTAAAATTTCTGCCAGCGCCACCCCGGCGCGCAACAGGAGCCACACATGACGGAAGCAACAGGCGAAAAAAAACCCGCTCAGGGCGGGTTATCAAGTCGAGAGGTTGGCGCTCTTGCCCTCAAATGGCTTCGTTCTGCGCGGAGCCGGATGCTGAATTCGGAGCTCGAAAAGAATGAGATGGGCGCCAGGCTGATTCATCATGGCGGCATGGTGCACCTCAATTGCGGCATGGAACTGCTGAGGACTGCGGGCATGATGCCCGACGAGGCGCTATTGGCCGAGCGAGGAGAATCCCTTTACAGCTTCTTGCTTAAGGAGTTCGGTGAAGATGCCGAAAGTCCATGAAACGCCTGGCTTGATGACCTTGGCTTTCACCTTGTTCCATACCGTGTCATTGGAGATCAGGTCTGCGAAGTTTTGACCCTCCCATGTCAGGCGTGTGACCTGAACCTTTGGCGGCTCACCGCTTTGGTATGGCTGAATGAAGGCGTCGATGAGTCCCGCCTCCTGCATCAGTACGACGTGCTCGGCAAACAGCCTTTCCTCGACGTCGTCCATGCTTGTCAGCACATAGCCGGGAGGCATGTCCTGCACTTCAACGACGATTTTGCGTACCAAATCAAGATCTCGTTT